CGATATGGGAGGGAGGAGGTTCTGGATTCTGCGCTCTCTGCGCCTCGGCATAGCCAACCAGCTTGCCGCCGGGAGTGCCGGGAAGCGGGGTCTTGCCGGATTCACTGCTCTGACTCGCATGCAACTTCTTCAGCTCTTCGCCAGTGATATTAGTGGACAATGGAGCCTCCCTTTGTATGTCCGTAACTCGATTCCACGTAGGCTAGATTGTCGGCAAACTCGGCAGGCGTCATGCCAAACCGCTTAGCCGCAGTCAACTGATCCTGCGACAGACGGGCAACAGAGGCAGCCTTCGGGTCGTCTGAAACGCCGCCAGGCATTCCACCGCCGGCCGGCTCGGTGAACAGCGAAATACCCTTCGCGGCGGACTCCTCAATTTCCTTCGCATGCCGCCCGCGAACGATGTTGACACAGTTTTCGTAAAAGTTTGGGAGTGTCTTGTTATAGAGGTTTTGTTCGGAATCGATCAAATCCGTGATCTCTTTACCCCACAAATGAAAGTCCTTTGTATATCTTTGCCTTGCTTCCATCATTTCAAGGCGACCCTGCGTCCGCAACGTTGCCCCGGCAAGAGGGGCCATGCGCTCATTAAAAGCCTGATCTGGATTCTCGAAGAAATTGGTTGGGTCGGGGTTATTTCTTTCAACCGGAGGCGCTGGAGGAGCCTTCAATGCTTCGAGCGAAGCACGCAGCTCGGAAAATCCGGTATTCATGCCAGCCTCTATATCAGCTAGCTTTGCTTTCGCTTCCGCGCCTTCCGCAAGCTTTGCGGCAAGCTCTTCCTTCGTCATGCCCATCAACTCCGATGGATCAACATCTGGACGGCCCCAGGCCATATTTCCTCCGCATTTCCATATCTACTACAGTTTTTTGTATAACCACTATGAGAATGTGTCAAGCTTATTATCTAGATTGGTTCAATGAACCTCTTCATCGATGATGGGAAAGCCCATCAAAGAGTCTTGCCAATCGGTTATATTGGAATCGGTATCCAAACTTCCAGATTTCATATTGTCATACTTCTGGTCTTCCGTTGACTTTCTATTTCTTTCGTATTCTATCGCTTTTCCAAGATTCATGATCTGCTCGAAGGCCATAACGTAACCCCTGGAAACATCGATGGTCATGTGATCCTTGCCGGACAGAACATCCCGCAGGAAAATCTCTCGTTGCGCCTGTAGCCAGGGATGGATTGCCTTTTTCCAGCCAGGCGAAGTCAAAGTCCTGTCTACCTGATCGATTCTTTCTACGATGAACTCGTTCCACACATTCTGCTTGACGCTCTGCTCTTTCATTGCGGCATCTCAGTCTGTTGCGCCAACTGCCGCATGGCATCCGGGCTAGCTCCCGGAGCAATCGTGGTCATCTGAGGACTTGGCAGTCCGGGCTGGGGTTGCTGCGGAGGCTTATTCTTCTGCTCAAGCTGATCGAGCCTCCCTTTAACGTCCGGCTCCGGCAGGATGCGACTCGGGTCTTCAATGTTGAAGTCTCTCAGGATCGAGGTCATCAGCAGATTCGCGGATAGCGCTACCTGCATCCCGTATTTCTGCAAATCCGGCGGAGTCATGGGATTCTGGAGCTGAGTGAGAATCTGCGTCTCCATCTGCCAGTGCGCACGGATATGCTGGAGCATCAGCATACGGTTCTGCTTCTCGATCTCCTTGTTAATTGACCCCGTAGCGGCGTAAATCGGTATGGTAATTCGCCCTTCCCGCACGTTTTCCAGCGCTTTTTGGAGCGTTTCACCCATTTTCCCCATGGATTTCAGCTTCTTTTCTGGTATTCCGAAATGGGCATAGAGCTGTAAAAGGTCGTTCCCGAGGCACAAATGACTGTATCTTGTCGTCGTCTGGTGAAGGTTTGCCCTGGTATTTCCTTCCTGTTGGGTCGCAAAGGTGCCCATTGCGGAGTAGGTGCCCTTCTTTCCGACCGTTCCGGCGCCCGATCCAGAGGAAGAAGGTCCCACTCCGGCGGCATCCTGAGCTAATTGCATGGTCATCTGCTCTTCCTTGATCGTCTCGGTGGCCGCGCGGCCAATCGTCTGGAACTCGAACTCTCCCGCCTCTCCGGGAATAACGGCCATCGGGTATACGGAGAATTGAGTATCGAGCTGTGACGACCTGGAGGCACGGATAATCGTCGTATTCGCCAGCGTTCCAGCATCGCGGCGCTGATTATGTATCTGCGCAACCTCTTCCTGATAGACCCCAAGCAGTTCACAGAATCCAAGGCCAAGAATCGATTCCCCATCCGTACCCAGGCGGGCAAGCTTGAATGGGTCGCCATTGTTGGGAAAGAAATTGAACACGCAGCGCAGCATTGTCTGCGAGGCATTATGGAAGCTGGCAATCAACTGGAATAGCTTGCCGTTATAGAGGAAGGGGAAGTAGCATTCGTAGACATCCCACTCCTTCTCCATCTCGGACGATGAAGACCCTGCCGCCAAATCCATCTCTAAATTCTTCTGCGCCTCATCGGGTCCATACCTGTCCGGCTTGGCAAGCATCGATTCTACCTTCGACTTCGGGTAGAGGCCTCTCTCTGCCCTGTCCCTCAACTCCATCTCACGCAGCGTGCAGATGTGCGCCTTGAAGTTGGATTGCCGGAAATCGATTGCTCTTAGCGGAATAAGGAACTTCTCGAAGAGGATCGGTTGCGGACGGGGGCCGTCATATTTCACGGATTCGCGGAATACCACGTCTTTACCCGTTGTCGCTTCTGCAATCTGCTCGATCTGATGCTCCCAAGGATGCTTGAGGGCCGCGAATCCGTATTTTATGGCATTCGAGAACCAGGCATACTCGGCGTGGAACAGGTTCAATTCCTCAGGAGATTTACCCGCATACGACATCCATGTCTCGATGGCCTGCCGTTGCTCTTCCGCATTCTCCTCCGGGGCAAATGTTCCAACCAGGCCGGCAGGGAATATGGGGTCCACTCCATACAGTCCCATCACCACGCGTGCGGTCAACTGGTCCGCGAAGGACGATACGATCCTTGGAACAAGGTTAGCCGCGCCTTTCCAGGGGAACGATTTGTACTTCTCCCTCGGAACCGAGCGGTATATCCTGCGCCATGACGTAATCTTCTGAGTGTGCAGGGTTTTCCACTGAAGACTCAGGGCATCGATATTCTGTTTTGTATATTTCTCAACGGCATTGATTGCGGTATCCGAGAAGTGCTTCGAGATCGGGATGGAGACTGGTAGGGGCATTTAGTATCCGGCTGTTCCCATCATACTGGTTATCATATTCTCACGTTTTCTCATGAAGTCGCGCAATTCCTGCTCATCTCTCATCGCGGGATCGATGCACTGCGGGGCATAGCCCAGGGTGTCCAGAAGATCGATTGTAGAATCCGAGGGGTAGGCATCGTACTCATTGCGGAAGTCGCCATAACCATCGTCGTTCCTGGACGCCCATATCATCCCGGAAAAGAACATCGGCTCAAGCGATGAGATTCTCCTATGCTTGGCATCTGAGCTTCGATCCTTCTTCAGGCCTTCAACCCTGAGCGGGCGCTGCAACCCGCTCGACACGGCATTCATATTCTTCTCGCGGAAGTAGTAGAGCCATCCATCCTGCCCGGCCACGGTCTCTATCCATACCGTATTTACCTTCCATACCCGTGCCCGCTTGAATATCACTTGCGTCATCTCGTCGTAGGAAGACCTCTTTGCCCATGCGGACAGGATATATAGCCTTGGATGTTTACCTGGCAGATACCCCAAAGTCAAAACAGCATGCCGGGAACGCCCGCGCGACTCTTTCTGGTCATTATGGAGTACATCAACCATAATAAATCTTTGCAACTGCGAGAGATAGACATCCTTTTCGATTACACCGTCCGAAGCCTCATGCTGAATGGCGGTAATCATCTTCATGTTTCCTTTCTCGTCCATCGCTCCAAGCGGGTGAGGAACATGGTCGAGCCTGTAGTGCTTCAGCCACGAGTCCTGAAACCTTCGCGCCGAATCGTCAATAGGATTGTTGAGGTACTGTGCCGCGAAAGCTGTTGGCCCTAGAGATTCCCTCA